TAATATTATTATAAATATTTGTAATATGATTATTAATATCAGATTTCTTTTTATTGGCGATATAGTAAAATATAATACTTGTACCGAGTATTCCTGGGATTATACATGACAAACCTATTTCTAAATAAAATTTATTATAAATGATTTCTCCGTCCGAATTTTTCGTCGGATAATAATTGTAAAGGAATATTAATATAATTCCGAGGGTTAAAAGACATAAATATAAATTTCTAAGTACAATTTCATTATGAATCTTGCCTACTATGGGGAGAGGTAATAATAAACATAATGCGCAAATTATATAAATGGTTATTTTAATGTAATCATTCATTTATTTATAGAATTATTTAAAATTCAAAAATGAAATTTAAATGCGTATATTAAATCATAAAGTAAATATGGAAATAGTAGACTTGAAGCAAACTGCTTCGAAATCAATATTATGTGAAGAACATAATATAACACGTGAAATGGTTAGTAATAATACTAATATTAAATTAACTGATCATAATATAGAAGAAAATTTAAGTATGTATTGTTATATGCAATGCGATAATTCCAGTAATAATATTATAAAAAAAGTTCGAGGATTAATATACCATGGGGATAAATTGTTAATTAAATCTCTTGGTTATACAGATGAATATACAAAAAATAATAGAGAAACTATCGACGAATTTCTGTCTGATTTTACAAATTGTAGATTCTTTGAATCTCATGAAGGATCGCTACTTCGTGTTTATTATTTTAATAATAAATGGTTTGTTTCTACGCATAGAAAATTGGACGCTGAAAAAAGCAAATGGGCTTGCCGGGAATCTTTTGGTACATTATTTAAAAAAGCGGTTAATAATGATTCAAATCTTCAAACTAGATTTGAGGGTGATGAAATATATGATAAATTTTTAGATAGTCTTAATAAAGAATATGTGTATTTATTTTTATTGAATAATAATAGTGAAAATAGGATTGTTTGTTCGGCGCCACATAATTCTAAGATATATTATATTGGTGCATATGCTGAGAACGGAGATTTTAATTTGGATGTCGATATAAATTTGGAAAAACCTAAAGAAGTGAGTTTTAAGGATGTTGATGAAGTTATAAATTACGTGAGTGAAAATGGATTTGAAAGAATTCAAGGTTTAATCATATTTTCTCCTGATAAAATCTTCAAAATTTTAAACCAAAAATACAAGGAATTTTTTGATATTAGGGGAAATGAGCCGAGTATTAAATATAGATATTTGCAAGTAAGAATGAATTCTGAACAATTAAATAAGTTATATTACTTGTATCCTAAATTTGGTGATAGTTTTGACGAATATGAAAATCTGTTGTATGAAGCAGCGAAAAAAATTAATTTTTATTATATTCGTAGATTTATTAAGAAGAAATATATAACTGTTCCCAAAGACGAGTATAATATAATGAAATTATGCCATGAATGGCATAAAGAAAATCGCGGTGAAAATAGGATTTCTATAAGAAAAGTAATTGAAATCTTGAATAAACAACCTGCTTCAAGTTTGAATAGAATTATTAGAAGAACCAAAAATTCTCAAAAACAATATATCAATTTCAATCAAGAAAAGCAGAGATTTCTAAGACCAAGAACACATACAAGTCCTATGATTAAATTTGCAAAACCTCTTAATAAACCCTCCACAATTAAATTGTAAATGATATTTATAAATACTATTTATTTATTATAAATGATATATACCTTACCTATAATATATATTATAGATAAATTAACTTCCTATAAAAATTGCAGATGGTTTTTTCTGCATATGTTAATAAATTTGTTAGTATCTGTAACTTCTATAAATTCTGTAATATTGTGTTTCAAAGATCCTATAAATTTAGATTTAACAGACTTTCATTTAACTTATGATATTACTTCTATTAATAATTATTGGCCATCAGATTTAATACTAAGTTTGCACCTATATCATATATTTTTTTTTAAGTTGACTCGAGAGGATATTTTTCATCATATATGTTTTGTACCTTTTTGTGTATTTAATATTTGTAATAATGTTAAAAATATTATAGCATTTTTTATTTGTGGTTTTCCGGGTATGTTAACCTACTTATCGTTGATACTTAAAAAAAATAATTATATAAGTTTATTAACTGAGAAAAAAGTGACATTTTTTCAAAATTTATGTTTAAGAATGCCAGGGACTTTATTTTGTATTTTTTCGATTTTTTATTCATATATATATAATACTAAAAATCATTCTATCCAATTATCTAAAATTATTTGTATATGTTTTTTCGCAATCTTTAACGCATTATATTATTTACAACAAATAATTGGTAGTTATTATTTAAAAATACAAGACAGTAAAATAAAAAATGACTAACACATTAAAATATTTTATTAATAATATTCTAAATGATGAAGTCAAAGCGATAATTAAAGATAGATTTCCCGTGGAAAATGATATGAAAGTTTTTATATTAACATTATATGATATTGCATTAAATGAGTATGATGACTTAGAAAAAAATTCAAGCGCTATTAATAATACTATTTTATATACCTTAAATAATATTTCTCAATAATATGACCTAATCATGTAGAACATAAATATTATAAAAAATACTATAAAAATAGGTATTATTATAGATAAAATTTCCAATAATTTAGAAACACTTTTAAAAGATATGTTAATCCCTATTTTTTTTGTCGCTTTTCTAAATAATGCAGGATCTTCCGATTGAAAATTAATAGCCGGAAATATAGCATATTTTAATATATTTTTCTGTTTTGTATACCAGTAATCTATATGTTCTTTATTGTAATTTTTTAAATTGTTCATAAGTTTGCGAATCCCGCTTTTATTAATAGCATAACAATGAGCACAATATGGTGAAAAAACTTTAACTATATTTTGATTTATAGGTATTGTCGCTAATATAGGCCATGGGCAATATCCAAAATAAAACATATCCCAAGGATTTCTAGTTAACCACGAAATAACATTAAATAATCTTTTCGGGGAGATATTATCAAATAATGCGTCATCTTCTAATATTAAAATATTGTCCCAATTTTTTTCATAAGCTTCTTTTATTAATTTAAGATGGTTTGTTGCGATATTTTGACATGTTTCGTCGCATATATTATGTTTATATATATCATATATAGTGCCTACATTTTGTCCGCCATCATTAATTATTTTTTTTGCGGACTTAAATTCCCGAATTTCATAATTTATAATTCCTAACTTATGCAAATTATTTTTCAGAATTGGAATTCGTTTTGAGCCGGGTATAGTAATTATAATAATATTAAAAAAAGTCCATAATTTATACATTTATTATAATAATTAATTGTCTTAAGATTAATTAATCTTAATCTTAATATATTTGCGCACGATATTGCTTATTTTGTTAAGAATGGGTTTGCATTCGTAAAAAGTACCTACATAAATTCCCATAATAAATCCAAATAAAAATTCTATCATTTTTATTTATAATAAATAAAAATGGATTTGAACAATCGAATAAAATCGTTCGAAAATAAACTAAATTCTTGTAAAAAAAACGCATTAGAAGTAAGAGATAAAATTAAGATATTACTAACCTCTTCTACTGACATCGAAAAATCCGATATTGAAATATATAAAAAAAATTATTCAAAAATTTCTGAAAATCTGAAATCAACACAATCTAAATTAACTGAATTATATGAAAAAAAATATGAAAAAATCCAATTAAAAACTCAAAAATTAAACTGTCATAAAAATTTGATGAAATTATCAGATACATGCGAAACAACTCCTACACAATTAAAATTAGCAATGTCAAAAATCGCTTTTTAAATATTTATTCATAATAAATATGAAATGCAAAATCCCTTTGATATTCACTATTATAGGTTTAATCATATTTATTATAGGACTAGTATGTCTTTCAATAAGTTATTCAGAATTATCGGAAAAGTCTTCTCTAAAAGATGATATCAATTGGTTTACTATGAGTAATAATACATCTATTACTGGAATAACTTTCATGAGTTTTGGTATTATGTTATTTATACCAAGTTTAATTATCCTTTGTATATGTTATTTTACTTGATATTTGTTGCCATCGAGTAATTAGATTGATTTGGTATGGCCATTTGTGAATGCATTAAATTTTCACGATGTTCCATCTCATCTCTTATACTCTGATATTCTGAAATATTACTCCCGTTTATTAACAACGGATTTCTGGTGCTTTGAAATTTAATCGACCCCATAGGATCTTTGAATATTTGACCATTAATATTACTATTAATTGTGAAATTAGGTTGAAAAAGAACTGGTGCAAGATTCTCGTCCACGTAATATTGTATTTGCCCTGCATGTATATCTTCATAATTTTTATAATCTTGTCCATATTTATATAAATTATCGTCATAAACATTTTCCCATCTTACATCACCAGAATATGGGGGTTTATCTAATAATAATGGTATCGGTCTTAAAGCATTTTTCAGTCTCGGGTCATATGAAAAATATAATGGAGAAGAACAACCATCAGTTGAATTATTATTTAAATCTACAAAATTTTTAACCGGTTTTGCTCTCGGATAATTATCACAATTTATAGCTTGAAAATCAGTCGCCCTTTTTAAACCGAAATTTTTATTTAGAACTTTAATATTATGTTTAATAGGCCCTTTGGGATATTCGTTAAATTTAGTTCTTATAGTATGTTTCATTTGCGAACCATTTTTATCACATAATACCTCATTTAATTTATTTGGAACATCGTAAAGCATAGCCTTAGGTTCGTTATAATTAAAATAAGTCTGTGTATTAGTGCAATTAAATAATCCAGATAATTGACAATTTGGAGTTATTAAATTGGTTTGATTTAAATTAGTTGGCAAAGCCTCTTGAAAATTATCAATAGGGGGGCATTCTGAACATGTACATGAACTTTCAGGATAACTCATATTTCTTTATTATTAATAAAAATATTTTAAATTTATTATGAATTTAAATATTTTTATTAATTATTCTTCTTCTTCATATTTTTCGACTTTATAGCAATTAAATTTAGTAAAATTACTCTCGTAATTTAAAAACCAGTTTTTATATGTACCAACAATTTCGACCTCATCATCATAGTCTTGTGTACATAAATAAAAATTATAATCAGGATTATCTATAATTATTTTATATTTTTCTTTAGTGGCTAAACTCCACATAATTTTATGTGCTTTCTCGCGGTTATCACAATGATATATCGGTATATCATCTTGACAAACAATATATATATATGAATTTAATTGTTCAATTATATCATCTGCCACCTTATCAAGTATATCGCCCAATTTTTTATCCTCCGGGCTTGAGAAATTATAAGAATTATCGCTGTCACTATCGTTAAAATTATCTTCCATAGCCATTTTATTTAATATCGCATTTGGAGGCAGCGGGGGTGGAGTGGGGATTTTTATTTCAGATTTTAATATAGCCTTTGGTAGTAAAGACGGCACTATATTTTCAGTAGACGGCACTATATTTTTAGCAGGGGAATTAGATGGAGTTTCTGGTATTATATTAAAATTGTCATTAGATGGTTTTTTTGATCTCGAAAATAAAAAATCCATTTTATTATAATCAACAAATTATTTAAATCAAAAAGCATCAATGCATATTTCATAATTTGAAAAATTGAAATAAAAATTTAATAACTTTTTATATACAAATGGATACATCTTTATTGAGTTTATTGCAAAATAATAAGACTTATAATCCGCAGTATTATTCTTACGTATCTTTAATTCATCCTAAAGGTAAATACCAATTTGATAGAAACATTCTGGAAAATTTCTGGGATATATATTCTTGTGATAATTCTGTAAAAGGTATCGCTGAAAAACCCGAACATGTTTTGCCTATTTTAGCAGACATTGACTTGAAAAAAGAAGTGGCTGATCGAAACGATATTGAAAAATTATACAAAAAAGAAGATGTATTAAAGATTATAGAAATTTATCAAAAAATTTTAAAAGAGATTATTGATGATATAGAGATTAATTTAACTTGTGTATTGCTAGAAAAAGACCCGTATATTGATGATAAAAATGAAATATTGTATTTGAAAAATGGTTTTCATTTACATTTCCCCTACGTTTTCCTTAGCAAAGTAGACCAAGAAATCCATCTTTTACCCAGAATAAGAAATAATCTTATTAAAAATAAATATGATCCTAATATGGTTGATAAATCTTATTGTAGAGTTCCATGGCTATTATATGGATCTACTAAAAGTGAAAATAAACAACCTTATAAAATAACACGAATTTATGATGAAAATCTTCAAAAATTAAGTATTAAAAAGGGTTTTTCTAATTATAAAATTTTTGATTCTGATGAAGAAGAAATTTCCTTTGAAAAAGAAATAAAATATTATTTGCCCAGAATTTTAAGCACTCATCTTTATGGTAGAGAATTATACGAATACAATGTCAAACCAAATCTACCATCGTTAATTAAAAACAATATTTTACCTAGCCAAGAAGATATTAATATCAAACCTTTTAGAAAATTAACAATAGAAGAGAATATTGAAAAAGCGACTGAATTGTTACCTCTTATTTCTCATCAAAGATCGGTTGAATATAATGATTGGATTAATATCGGATTTATTCTTTATTGCATTACCGACGGTTGTCAAGAAGGTTTAGAATTATGGCTTAATTTTTCTAAAAAATGTGAGGATAAATATAATGAAGCAAAATGTGTTTATGAGTGGAAAAAAATGACTAAAAAAGGTTACACGGTTGCAAGTCTTATTTATTACGCCAAAGAGGATAATCCCGAAAAATATAAAGAATTACGACAGCAGAAATTGCAAAAATTTATTGCAAATACTTTATCTAATGGTACAAGCACTCATAATGATATTGCAAAGGCATTACATCAATATTGCAATGATGAATTTATTTGTTCATCATTAATCCATAAAACTTGGTATCAATTTAAAAATCATCGTTGGAAAGAAATTGAAGAAGGAGTTTATCTTAGAGCAAAAATAAGTGGTGAATTATGTTCGTATTATATTGAAGAAGGAAAGAACGCGATTGGTAAATTAGATGGAAAATCTAAGGATGCGATGGAGGGTGTTAAAAAGATAATGAAAATTATTAATAGTTTAAAATCAGCCCCTTTTAAAAATAATATTATGAAAGAGGCTATGGAAGTTTTTTATGATGATAAATTTAATAAAAAGATCGATGCAAATCCATATATTATAGGTTTTAAAAATGGTGTTTACGA